TCATAATTTTATTTTTGTTGTTAGAGTTATCTTCCTTTTTTAGTTAATTTGATATACCACCCGTAAACCCTAACAGTAAGGTTGCTTGCGGAATTAATAATAAATTGCGCCCCTCCGTTAATGGTATTTAAATCCTTCATGTAAAAACCCATCCATCTAACAACGGAGTGAGAGCCTACAGTTTTTACGTTCTCGCTTTGGATGATTGGTAATGTATAAGGAAGTGTAGCTTGAGCTAATTCAAGATCTATTGAGTAATCTTGGTTTACTTGCGTAGTTGTAACATCACAATCTAACCGAATCTCAACCATGTCACCAATATTCAGTTCAGAGAAATCAAACTTATCTGTTGCTGATATCCATAAATCAGTTACAGCCGTATCTGGTAAAGATTTGAATGTTCCAGTGGATGAATTGTTTGTAAGGATTGCTGGGCTTCCCCCTGTTAGTGCTACGGGGGTTGTAGCTGTTAGAGTGTCCCTATAATCAAAAATTCCAAAGTCCCAAAGTTGTGCAGGTCCAAGACTGCTTGAAGTCATCTTTTGAATATTTTGATTTACCGATCCATCTGGTATAATGAATTTATTTGTTGTTAGTGCCATTGCTTTATGATTTTAATTTTATAGGTATTCCATTCGTGTTAGCTATTTCTAACTCATTGTAAGGTGTCTCATCATCTACTAGCAAGTTTGGAGTGTCTACCCGTTCAGATATTACAGTTCTATCTCCATAGCCTTCTGCATTAAGACCAGTAACAGAAATTAATATTGGTATTGTTAGATAGTCAATCTCTGCAGGTAAAAGGAAAGCTTTAGTTGTACTAGGACTAGATCCTGTGCTAATCCAGTTCACACCATCATAGCCATATTCTGTTAGGTAACTTGAAGCAGTTGGATTTGTCGAAGCATCCCATTCTACAATAATTTGTCTGTTAAGAGGATTCCAAGACACAATTCGTAAGCCTGTAACATTAGGAGGAACTGGAACGGGTTCTAAATCTGGGTAAGTTATCGGAGGGGCAGTGTCTCCATCGAATTGAAATCTTCCGTAGTTTTCTACTACAGCTTCAATTTCTATTTCATCAATTCCTTGATTGCTGATTTTATTTATTTTGCAAATAGTCCCGTCTTTATTAACCTCTCCAAAAATATATTGTGGTTTTAGAACGTCATCATTAACGGGGATTTTTGTTTCGTCAACTGATCCAACCGCTGCAAGTTCACATTTATAAATGTCTTCATACACTGGAGGGTTAGAAGCGTAAGGAACAACTAAGAAAGGTCCATAAACGCCACCTAACTTATCTCTGAATGTAATGTTGTGATCTACAAACTCTGTAAAAACGAAAGGCTCTGATGAAGTGAAAATTCTGCCAAGTTCTATTTTTTCAATTTGACCAGATTGCCCCCAATCAGCTATGTCAGTAGAAACTTTAATCAAGTCTCCATATGTTAGAGATATAGCGGAATAGGTAGTTTTGAATTTTACTATCTCTCTGTTATAATGCTCGCTTGCCCACAAATAGTTTGCCATTTTTTGAGCTTGATCCCTGTCACTAACACCCCTTAAATTTATGGTTTTAGGATTGTATCCTAACTGAGTATCCAGAGTAGCTAGAACAGTTTCATTCTGCCACGTTACTTGATCCAGATATGTTGCTTTCAATCCATCATGCGCCTCATTATTAAAAACTCTACGCTGAATTTTAAAGCTGTTTTGATGAATGTTTTCACTATTGAAAAGTGCAACTGGAACATATTGCGGAACATCTCTAACAACGCTTACCAATCCACCATTCATGATAGGAGTGCATCGGCAAACAGAACAGCAAACTTTGATAGCTTCCCAAACTGTCATTGATTGATTAAATACCCAATCAAAAGTTTCTCCCGCTGCATCAGCTTGTTCCGCTGCAATATACATCGCCTCCAAATCTATTTGATCATCTCTCAAGTTAGCCCCCCAAGGTCTGCGGAGAATTTCAACCATAGCCCAAATAGGATTTCTGCCATAATTTATAGTCCAAGTTCCATTTACATTAAATTGATAAGTTCTTACATGTTGCAACCTTGTAGCCAAAACTTGAAATTTATTTTTTTGAGTGTTTTGAGAAGCTATTGTTCTAACGTGAAAATCCCACATTCCCTCGTTATCTGTAGTTGACCATTTCCTTGGAGTTATGTTTCCTCTATAACCCTTCGCACCATCCCAATAACAAACATCCGTTCCGTTAGTATCAGTGTAAGCATTATCAAGCCTCTTACATCTTATTTCCCATCTTGCGGGAAATGGTGCGTTCCTCTTGTAGGTTGTTCTGATAGGCTGTGCTGTAGCATAGCTTCTGTTTACTTCTAGCAGATTATACCAAGTTCCAGTTACAGGCTTACCAGCGTTATCAATCGCTCTTATTTCCCATCTAACATGAATACCAACTGATCGGGTATCACCCTCTTTATCTACGCTATAACATCCGTTAGGCAGGGAAAAATCATTAGCTATATATTGAACCTCAGTGTTAGGCGGGTTCAATGAAAAAGGTCCTACCCATTCGTTTCCAAAATCTTGGTTAGTTCCTAACAGTTCTATTCCTTGAACCTGTTCACACGTTGTAACATTGTTAAAACCAGATTGACCTGTAATGGAGTTATCTACATCTACGAAAAACTCATCATTAGGCAGGGGAACACTTCCCGTATTTATTGCGGGTTCTTTTGGGTTTTTAGTTATTGAAGTATCGCCTATAAGATAATCTGAGATGAAAAATCTCCCATGCCCTAAAGTGAACCACTGATAAAGTCTTTGCCTATTGTCAGAAAAATATTCTACAAAGGGTCTGCCAGCATAACTACACCAAATTTTATTTCTACCAAAAGCATCTTCAATCGGTTGCCCTAATCTAGCCTTGTTAGATTTTCCATCAATAGAGAAAACAGGGTCACCGCTTTCTGGGGGGTCTGATGGAGAGGGCATTGTTAGAAACAAAACTGCCACTACTAAAATAATAATAATGATAGCTAGAATTAAACTTATTCCAAAGTCTCCAACATAAGGTAAAAAATGAACCCTGTCATCTGATCTTATTTCTTCATCCCATTCTTTTCTGAGAGGGTAATAAATATCACCATCTCTAACAATAACACAAAACCAAGGCTCTGATTCCCAATTACCTAACATCTCATTAGCACAATCTCTGATAGATATTTTTCTATCAAGATTTATGCACCTAGTTGATTTGTGAGGGTCAACTGGATCTTTTGTTATTGTTACTAGTGCCATTTGTAAAATTGAGCTTTCATTCCTCTGTTAGTTTGAGCGGATTTTAAATCCTCGCAAATGACTCCCATGTTTTTATCAGCATGAAGAAGCTTTCTTAGAGTTGGTATATATATGCCTACGTGCATTGTAATTTCGTTTCTCTTAAATGAAGCTAGGCAAGTTTCTTTCGGGTAATCAATAGGCTTCCAAGACTTCTTTTTTTTCTTGTTAGTTTTTTCTGTTAGTATGTCTGTAGGCTTTGGTGTTTTTATCCCTAACTCGTTATAAAAATACCATACCAAACCCCAGCAATCAAACCCATTAAGATCAATCCCATTGTTTAAATATGGTATGCCTACCAGATCACTTGCTATTTTAATTTCCAAGGGCTGGAAACTTTTCGAGAGTGTATCGCTCACTTGGGTATTTGGTATTGATTATAGATTTAAAAGAAGCTCTTAGCTGAATCGTGAAGGGTGTTATTTCAACATTCAAAACATCAAGGCTTAAAGGAGGATCGTTTTGCGGTCTTGCTTGCCCTGCAATATCTAACCCTAAATAGATTCTATAAACTACAATTATTGGGTAGTCACTTTGCACTGGAATAGACGATAAAAACTCTCCAGCTTTTCCGTCTGAGTTTGCAATTACTAAGCTTAAATATTGAACCCCTTCTTTTGATGATTCTGGCAACTTAACTTCAAAATTTGAAGGCTGATAAAATATTTTATTTTGATCCGTATTGTTAGCATAACCCGAAAAGCTTTCCCTTGCGTTTACTATGTTAATAGCACCGCCTGTAGGATGGCTCATGTTTAGAGTTTCAATCATTGCGTTATCTATCGGGGCTTGTGTAGCCACCTCTTTTATTGCATCTGTGTAAGTTGTGTTCATATTACCAAACGAATCTAAAGTTGTTAGCCAAAGCCGTTTCTTCAACATACTTTGTATCAGCGTTATCTTCTTCTTTCATTATTCCACCTATAGCCCCGTCAGCATTATTGTTAGATAGAACAGTAAAAATACTAGAAGATATAACAGAGTCAACTACCCAAAGATCATTGAAGACGTTATCCGCTTGCAGAACCTTTCCGTTTATTGCTGATCCAAGATTAATATTACTTCCGATTAGGAAAGTGTCAGAGGTCAAAATTGTTTGGACAGTCCAAGTATTATTGTAAGCATTATCTTGCTGCCTTGCTACGCCACCAAATCCAATCCCATAATCATCTTGAGCATTTATTGTAAAGGTGTTAGAAGTTGGGGTTGTATTAACAAACCATGCTGTATTATACTGCACAAAAAGCGTGTTTAATGTTCCTTGGCTACCGCCAGAGCCATAGTTGTTAGAATCTAAAACTGTGAAAGTGTCTGGAGTTGGGATAGTGTCAACAATCCAAGTAGAGTTGTAGTTTGCATTTGTCATGCCTTCAATATCAATAGACTGACCAACTGATAAACCATGATCTACCAATGTAGTAACTGTAAATTCTGTTGCCGTGCTTGTTATTGTGTTAATGGCAACCTCTCTAGTTACGCCTTCTAAAATTAAACTTTCGCCTCCTACTAATTTGTGGTCTATATCAGTAGTAATTGTAAATTCTGTAGCTGTGCTGGTAATACCTGTTAGGTTGAAACGCCTTTCTACATTTATTATTTCTACTTCCTCTCCTTGGGATAATAAATGATCTGTAGCCGTATTAACTTGGAACTGAACAGAATTACTACTAATTGAGTCGATTTCAATTTGTCTAACAACATTTTCTAACACTGTTTCATCACCAGCAATCAGAAGGTGAGACTCAGAAGTTTCCACTGTGAAGTTAGTAGCCGTGCTTGTTATGTTATCAATGCCAACCTTTCGCCACCTGTAAGGAAATAACTCTCCCGTGGCAGAGTCTCCCACCCAAGAAGGATTGCCCCTAAGCTGAATTTTATTACCCAAAGCTGTT